CAGTGTCTGCTGCAATTTGCGCGGAATGGCTAAAAGAAAAATTTACTCCTACTACATTTCCACCTGGTTATGTAGCACCAGCGCCTGGATACTCTGTATTAGTTCCTGGTGATCCTAACACTCTTAAGAAAGATTTAGCAAAGGCATTCTTTATTGCCCAGTCTGAACTTAATCAAGAAACTGCGTTTAATGTTTTTATTACTGCTCTCATTTTAGCATACTCTGAACATCTTCTTAAAATAGCTGGGTTATACAATGGTTTAATACCAGCAACACCTAACCCAATACCTGGTCCACCATTCCCATATCTTGGGGTAATATAAATGAAACAAATATCTAGTGTATGGGTAAAATAATAAACTAGATGGCTAATATATAATCTATAGTTAACATCTTAACATAAAAAAATGATAGAACAAGAAATTGTAATCCAAGTTGGAGAAAATCCATTTGACACAAAAAAAGTAAAAGTACAGGTACCGCATGGTACTAAAATAATGTGCACAGAACCATACGCGCTAGAAGCTTTAGCCTTATATGGTTTAGGTGGTGACGCAGAAAATAGTATACGTTTATGTGATACTAAACAAACTCATATTGCACAAGGTGAGATTGTATCAATCACAAAAAATAAAGCTGGTGATAAGGAAAGTGCTCTTATTGATATAGGTTCTAAATTTACTGCTTTTTGCTCTTTAGTAAAAGAACATAAAGAAATTGTAGATCAAATACAAATAGGCATGACAATTGATGTTAAGGTTAGAACAGCAGCAAATGGTACAATCATGGCATCAATCTCTGATGCATTAAATGAAGTTAAATTTAATGAAATCCTAAAGGCAATTGGAAACAAATCGGTTGGATTTACTGGTAAAATTACTGAACTTATTAACGGTGGTTATTGGGTTGAATTAGGTGGAGTTAAATGCTTTATGCCAGGTTCTCTTGCAGGATTAAATAAATTATGGAACTTTGAATCTATAGTAGGTAAAACATTAATTGTTATGCCAGTGTCATATTCAAATGAAAAGAATACAATCATAGTTTCACATAGGGAATATCTTAGTACTCTTATACCTAACGCGGTTAATGATCTTAATGAAAATATTAAAGATTCAGTTACAGGATTTGTTACAGGTACTACTAAATTTGGTATCTTTGCTGAATTTAATGAATGTTTAACTGGACTAATACCTAATACTGAATTAGACGAAGAAACTTTACAAAAGTTTAATAAGAATGAAATTAATCCAGGTGATGAAATTGAATTTTGGGCAAAAGACATTATATCAGATAAGAAGATCATATTAAGTCAAAAAGGACCTAAGGAAGATATATGGGATGGTATTAATGAAAGATACAAACCAATGATGATTACAACTGGTATTGTTACTAAAATTACAAAGTATGGTGCTTTTGTTGAATTAGAAAAAGGCATCAGTGGTCTTATACATAAAACTAAACTTAAAGATGTTTCTTTGGATAAAGGTGATAAAGTAAACATTAGAATCCAAGGTGTTAATATATCAGAGAGAAAAATCGCAATGGCGCTGGCTGATAATTAAACCAGAATATATAAAACAAATAATGATATTAAATGTATTCCAATGAACAGCTTAATGCTATACACTTTTCAAAAATAGGATTTGCATTTGAATTTTTTGTTAAGGAAGAAATTAATTTAGCAAAAGAAAATATTGCTAATATATTAAACAAAAAGATTCGAGTTGAAGAAAAAATACACAGTGTTTTTTTACCAACATCAAGTGTGTTTAAAATAGAACATGATAATTCAGGGGAACTTGGTATGATTAATCTCATAACAGGTTCCCTTCCTTTTGTTGAGGCTAAAATGGTTTTATCTAAAATGTTAAAATGGATTAAAGAAAACGGTTCTACTAATGATAGATGTACAATTCTGGTAAATGTTTCATTTGATAATAAAAAATTAGGTCCTAATGTAAACGTTTCAAAACTAGACATTGGTAAATTTGTTCTTAATTTTAATGAAGACAAAGTATATGAATCTTTTCCTGATAGAAAAGATTCAGTTTATGCAAAGTCAATAAAATTTATACTACCCTTAGGAGGCATGACCCAGCAATCACCAAATAAGAATATATGGAAAAACTATATGTTTGTTAATGAAAATTACTATGGTGCTAACTTTACTAAGATATCTGATGGTTACGTTAAATTTAGATATTTAGGTGGAGCTAATTATGAAAAAAAATATTCTACTATATTAGAAATGATAGAACATTTTATTACATCATTATATGAAACATTAGATAACCCAATATATTCAAAAGAAGATCTTGCTAAATTAAACGAAGTTTTAAATAAGCACAGAGATGTTTTACAAGCATATAAGACATATGAAAAGTTTAATAAGAAATTTCCAGAAATTTCCATAATGATCGATCTTAAAACAGCAAAACAAACAGTTGAAATGTACTATCCTAAGATAAGAGAACGTGTTTTTGATTTATTAACTAAAGCTGATATGAAATCAGGTTTAATTAACTATGATAGTGATTCAGGTAGAATACAAATTAAAGATGCTGATTTAAAAAGATGTTTTGAAATTTCAGGATTTGATATTTTTCAATGTACAGTAAAAGGTAATATTAAAAATTGTGATATTTTTGATTCTGAAATCAATGATGCATTTGTTTTTGAGTCTAACTTATTTGGTGGTACTACTTGCAAAGATTGTAAGATTGAAAATTCATATATAAGTAGAAATGTAAATGTTGATAACTCATTTATATTTGGAAAGAAAGGCGTTTTTAGTGGTGACATGAGAGGTGGTGTTTTTAGAGAAGGTAGAGCAACCAAATTTGCAAACATTGCAAACAGTACTAAAGTTGTCGAAATAGAAAAAATTAAATTATAATATGGCATATGTTGATTGTAATAGCCCAGAATCACTAGCATGTTTAGATACATTAATTAAAGAGATTAATGATGAGTTAACTGTTGGTTGTCAGCTTCCGTTTACGGTTCCTAAAAAAGAATTGGCTAGAATTATCCAGAGATCCAAGGAGTATTTTTACAAAATATACGAGGACAGTGTTGAAGAAATGTATATTGCCCTTCCTGCTTCTGCGTGGAATAAGACTAGCTTTAAAAAAGGTATACTTGATGAAAATGAAGTATTATCAAAAACCAATGTAAATAGTACCAGAGGTATTGTACCAATGCCATCTACTGTTTATTCTGTAAATAATGTATTTGAGGTGAATGGGTTCAGTGGTGAAGATGGCGGTTTTGGTACTAATTCATTTTCTGCTGGTGATGTTGACTTCTCTATTGAAAAATTTATTTACTCTGATTCATACGGCGCGGGATTAGGTTCTGAAAACTTAATGGCTTATGTTATTAATTCAAGTTTCGTAGACATGACAAGACAGATATTACTTTCACAAATATCATATTCTTATAACCGTTTGACTAAAAAGTTTAGATTCCAAGGTGAACTTCCAAAAAGTGCATGTATATTTCAGGTTTATAATACCATTCCTGACTGTGCATTATTTCAAGATGAAACCTTTATTAGATATTGTATTGCAAAAGCAAAAGTACAATTAGCAAGAATCTTAGGTACATTTTCTTTTAATCTTCCAGGTAACATTACAATCAATTATGATATGATTGCATCTGAAGGTAAGGATGAATTAACAGCAATCGTTGAGGAAATTAAAGGAGATGAAGGCGTTGACTATTTTTATACAGGGTGATTTTTTTTATTTTATAATCTAATTTACTACTTTTTAGCAGAGAATATATATTAAAACAATATTCTCTATGTTAATTGATATTTATAGCAGAGGAGCAGAAGAAAATAAATTTGCGCCTAATATAATAGAAGTTACAGATTCACTTTCACAGTTGATCTTAAAGATTGAGAACGCTCTATTTACAAGGAAAGGTGATGTTCTTGGTGTACCTGATTTTGGGTGTAATTTAGATGACCTTATCTTTTCATTAGTACTTAATGAATCAGTAATTCAGCAAAAAATTAATAGTCAAATCCAAGCATATTGTTTACTCAATAGTGATGCTAGATTTAACATTGATACTCGTGTATCATTTTTTGAAACTGCTGGAAGAAATGGTGCTCTCGTTGATATTTATGTCAATGAGACTAGAGTACTTGGAGCCTTATTTTAAAAATAAAAATATAAAGATAAATGTCATTCTTTAGTAAAACAAGATTAAAAGCAAGCCAGCTGTTCTATGATGCATTTGAGTATCTACAGACTACATATGATCAAGCAGCTGAAGTATTTACACCAGCTTCACCATTTGGTCAATTATTAACTGTTGTTGCGAATTTAGGTGAAATGATTTTTTATTATATTGAATCTGTTGCGACAGAGCTTAATATTTTTAGAGCGAGAAATATAGAATCAATATATGGTCTTTCTAGATTAACTGGACATGACCCTACTCGTGGTATTTCAGCAAGAGGTATAATTGGTCTTAGGCTTAATAATAACGCAGGAAATGCGTTCAGTGGGGATTATGTACAAATATTAAATGGTGCTACACTTGAAATTGGTAATAATAGCCTTTCTTATTTTTTAAGATTTGATAGTGATTTTATTAGATTAGAAAAAACAAATAAAAACTGGATTAATGTTGAATTAATACAGGGAGAAATTGATAATCAATCATTTACGGGCGACGGACAAGCATTACAAAGTTATAACTTAACAACAAAAGAACCTACCGATCAATATATGGTAACTGTTAATATAGACGGACAAATGTGGAAGAAGGTTGATTCTTTATATGATATGGGACCTGGTGAAAAATCGTTTATGTGTAAAACTAGTGTAAATGGAGGATTAAGTATCTTTTTTGGAAACAATCAATTTGGATATCCACCACCATTAGGATCACTCATTAGAGTTACTTATGTTAAAACTAGAGGAAATAGCGGTAATATAGGTGGTAAGAATCTTGATATTAAATTTAAAGATCCTGGTACAGATTTTCTAGGTGAACAGGTTGATCTTAATGAAATAATGTCATTAGATATTGTTAGAAATCCTAATTTTGGTTCTGATAGTGAAGATCCTGCATTTACCAGACTAATTGCACCATACCAAAGTAATTCATTTGTTTTAGCAAATCCTAACAATTATATTTACTACTTAAGTAAATATGATTTCTTTTCATTTATCAATGCGTATAATACAAAGGATGACCAATACATTAATGATGATAATATTATATACTTATTTTTAGTTCCTGATATTAATAAAAAAATAACAAGTGACAAAGATTATTTTACAGTTGCTCTTGAAGAATTTACTTTAACCGAGGATGAAAAATCACAAGTAATAGAAATACTAAATCAAAGCGGTAGACAAGTGGTTACTGCTGAGGTTAGAATAGATGATCCTATTGTTAAAAAGTATGTTATAAATATTGTAATTAGATGGATTGAAGGGTATGATAAGGATGCATTAAGCGTTGCGATAAGAAAGACATTAAATGATTATTTCTTAACAGTTAATAGAAGAGATAGGGTACCTAGATCTGATTTAATTGCTATGATAGAAGATATTGAAGGTATTGACTCGGTTAACTTATTTTTTCTATCACAAGAAAATGAAGAAGCTATTAGAAATGGCTTTTATTTTGTACCAGTATATGGCATTGATCCAGCGACAGATCAAAAAACACTAATTGAAAATAAAAAGATTATATTAGGACTAGATGAAGATCCTCAATTAGGGTTAGATGAATTTGGTGATATTGTAATTGGACCTAATGATATTGTTGTAATTAGAGGAGGATGGGAAGATCGTAATAAAACATATTATGAAGAAATTCCTGTTACTAATGGTATAGGTTCTCTTAATATTTTCTTTAAGACTATGGTTGAATCAAATCTATATAATAAAACACAACAGGAAAAATTTAATAATTTAAGACGTAATCGTGGCACTACTATAGCCACGGGTAATAATGCAAGATCTACTAATACAGGTAGACTTATTGGTACCAGTACGCAACAGGTTATTAAAAATCAATAAAACAAAAAATGAGCTGTTATACAAGAGAACAAATCGAAAATGCGGTAAAAGCAAAAGGCCATGCTTGGTTTGAAGGACAAAAAGACTTTGATGTTAATATAGTAGGGGTTAGAAATTCTGCTACAGAAAATAAAGTTACAAATGTTTTTGATGACTGTATTACATTATCCTATAAAGAAGGTGGTGTTTGGAAATTCCAGTGCTGGTCAGCAACCACTGATCCTGGTACTAAAGGTGTCAAAGAATATCATAATGCTGCTGGTGTTGCTCGTTTGGTTGAAGGTCAATATAGAGGATCTCATACATTAGGTTTACATCAAGGTAAATATGAAGCACTTAAGCAACAAAAACCAGTTAAGGTTTATCGTGATGCAAATCGTGACGTGACCTATGATGAGACTAAAATTGCAGAAGGTATTTTTGGTATTAATATTCATAAGGCTGGTGTAGATTCAACATATGTTGAAAATTGGTCTGAAGGTTGTCAGGTATTTAAAAGGTCAGCTGACTTTGAATCATTTATGACTATTATAAGAAAAGCTGCTGCAATACATGGTAAATCTTTTACATATACCTTAATTGAATCGGCGGACATTAAGTAATAATTAAACTAAGAAGATATAATGAACAATTTAACAGAAAAAAGAAAAGGCTTCCCTAGTTTGTATAAAGCTACATATGAAAGTGATTGGGAACTTAAAAATACTGGAAATGATTACTCTGAAAATTTAATGAGAAATACATTATCTTCTTATATGTTTAGAAATGAAAGATTACAAGCCTTCATTAATAATCACTTGGGTCCTATTATGATATTTTATATTAATAAGGTAAAGTATTTGAGAATTTATTATAACTTTGCTGTACCTAAAGACTATCAAAAAATAAATTAACATGAATCGTTGGGAACATATATACTTTTTTGATAAAAATGGTAAGTATCATAATTTTGACTATGATAAGACCCTTGATATGTGGTCAGGAAATATTTATTTACCTGAAGTATCTACTGGTTTATTTGAAGTAGGTCAATTATTTATTTTACAGGAATTTATACAAGCATCTTCGGGTACTAAGAAATTTGGTTACCCACATTCATATGAACCTCACCCAGTAACTGGTGTATCAGGTAGCACTGGTGATAATGGTACTTGTGATTGGATTGTTGAATGGGAAACATCAGATCCTGAAGATATATTTTTGTTTCAGTTTAATCAATATTTTAGCACAGGTACACAGTCTTCTCTAGAAATTGAAGTTACTGGACCACCGTTAATAAAGTATGATGAAATTAGTATACCATTGGATTATGACCCTCTACAGGTAATTGATTCAAATGATTATATGATCACTAACGATATAAGATCTGAGATTATTCAAATTAATTTTACCATCAATTCAAATGAAGAAAATACATTTAAGAGAACTTTAGTAATTAGAGATGAATGTACAGGTACGACGATTGGTAAATTCGTAGTTTATGCTGAAACTATAGGAGAAGACGAAAGACTTAAGGTTATGACCGAGAATTTAGGTTATAATATATCGATGGATGATAGTTTAATATTTAGGGATACTAATATTTATGAACAATATCCAAACTTTATTGAAATAAACAGAAAGAGAAAAGAATTAATGATGGAGGGTCATAACATATACCCTTATATTGGTTCTTATAAAGGTCTTATTAACGCTATTAAGTTTTTTGGATATAATAATTTACAGGTAAAGGAGTTTTGGAAAAATGTTAACAAATCTTCTCCTAGATATGGAAAGTATGTTCAATCAAATCCTATTAATATATTTGACCCACAGGTTAACTATAATGATATGTCTATAACATTACCTAATAAGAATTTTAGAAAAACTAATATGTTTAGTTTGATCTATAAAATCAATAAGGTAAAGGAAGGACAATATGATTTTCAAGATCTACCTCTAACCGAAGAAGTTTTTGATTTTACAATAGAAGAGGTATTAATTAAACTATTTGGTTTAAAAAGAAAGCTTGAAAAAGATTTTTTACCACTAAATGCTCACATTAAGGATATTACTGGTGAGGCTGATTTTTTTGGTTCTACTATTATTACTAATACTATAAGTAGAAATGATAAGAGAAATATAAATGCAGGTGTACCTGTAGATTTTAAAGTATCACCAGAATCATGTGTTTACCTTGAAGATCTTAGATCATTTACAGATTTTTGTTTTATTGAAGATGCTGTTGTTGGGAATGCTGTTGTTGGTTTATGTAATGCATTTATTGGACCTTTAGTAATTTCTTCAGGTGAAGATTCTTCTTCAAGAAATTTATTATTAGGACCGTATACGCCAGGTGATCTATTACCACCATCACCATTTGGACCTGACCTTAATAATGTATTAGGTACACCGGTTGGTGGTCAGTCTTTTACTATCGCAGAAATAGCGGATGTATATTTAGCTTATTTTAGTAGATATTCTCCTAACCTAAATAGAATTGGCGATGCTATTAATGGGTATTCCTCGCTGTACTTACCAGATAGACCGGGTATACCTGTAGGTGCTCATATAGTTTTAGAAAATGATAGCTTTCAAAACTTAACATGGAGCAATATTGGTATGACATTTGATCAGGTATCTAATGCAAATAAATTTCATACATTTGATTTATATCCGCAAGTAGCAAGTGTAGGTGATACGTTTATCATCAATGATCCAATCACAAATACCGGTGCAACATACACTGCTCAGGTTGGGGATAATGATACAGACGTTAGGAATGCTCTATATAACCAATTAATGATACTAAAGAGTAATTTTGTTTTACCCTGGTTACACTGGGATATTTCACAAATTAATTTACCAGTTAGTGGTGATGTAATTAGAATTTTTGGTAGTGATACACAGCGTATAAATACTAGAGTTATCAGGACGCCTATTAGTGGTGCCATGTTTGATAAATTTGACAATCCTGGTGAAATCTTATATACTTGGGGTAGTATTGAAAGCGGTAACTTTAGTGAAATTCAATGGGTTGTATTTAAAGAGGAGACTGAAATTTCACCTGAATATTTTTTTACAATAAGAGGACCAATCAATCAATATAAATCATTACCTATGACATTACCTTATGTTGGTAATTATAATGTAGAAATGAGATTATATGATATGTTTAATAATATATCATCTCTGGTTAAGTCTGATGTTATTTGTATTGAATCTAAAGAAGTCGAATATTCAGGATGGTATCAAGCAAGAAAGGAAACATATACATGGGCTAATGAAGGGAAGTGGCAGTGGAATGATTATGGGTCATCTTGGAATTTAGCTATTGAACCTAGTGTAACATGGGATGATGAAACACCAAGTTTATATGAATCTCTTGATCGTGTTAATGCAATATTAAATAATTTTGGTTTAGGAGTATCACCTAACTTTACATTACTCAATTTTCAAGATAATGGATCTGCTAGTTTTACAGGACCATATTTTTGGAGTAACTTAAAAAGTGGTACCTGGAACGATTCATATCATTTATGGTGGGATTTAACCGCAGTTACTGGTGATACACCTGCATTTTTTCAATTTAAAGAAATTGAACAAAATACTTATCTTAGAATTGTGGATCTTAAAGGTGATATTGGTACTTTTTATTTTAATCAAAATATAATAACATTAGCACAAGCTGCTAGTGAATTAAATTTAAGCAAAGATTCTATCATAAATAAATATGTATATAATGTAGTATATGATGCTACGTATGGGCAGAAATTCATACAAGCAGTATCTAGATATTTTGGAGCTTACGGTGATTGGATTGATGTTGATATAGTTGATGTCAATGATAATAGAATTTGTGCATCTACTGGAGTCACTGGTAATACTGGAGTCACGGGTAATACTGGAGTCACGGGTAATACTGGTTGCCAAAGTCTTATTTATAGAAAAGGTCTTCACTATTCAAGTAATCCATCATGGAATACTGCTAGATTTATTAATGATGGGATAACATTACCTAAGTTAACATGGATAATGTTTGTTTATGATAAATGTAAAATAAATGGTAAGGATAAACCTAAGTGGACTATAAGAAATACTTCTAATCCTAATGTGCCTGATATATATTTTGAGAGTAAGTATTTAACTTATTTGTTTCAGGACTCTGGTAAATATGAAATAGGTTTAGAACTTACTGATTCTAATGGGAATAAATATAAAAATGAAAGAAACATTCTAATAATAAAATAAAAAAAAACAATGATTGGAATATATGCAATAACTAATACGATTAACAACAAGGCCTATATTGGCTCTGCTGTTAATGTTGAGCGCAGATGGGCAAAGCATATATTTGGTTTAAATAAAAACATTCACCTGAATAAAAAATTACAAAATTCTTGGAATAAATATGGAGCTGATTTGTTCAACTTTATTGTGATTGAAGAATTAGAGGACAAGAATAACTTAGTTGAACGAGAGCAATATTATATGGATAATAGTAAAGTAGAACTTCTAAATATTCGGATTATTGCTAAGTCTAACTTAGGACTGAAGCACTCAAGCAAAACCAAAGATAGTATGAGGCAAGCTAGGTTAACATATTTCAAGAATAACCCTGATGCAAAAATTGCTATAGGTAAAGTAATGAAAGAAAAACCAAATAAACCTTGGTTAGGTAAAACTGGTCCTAATAAGAATAAAAAAATGTCTGATTTACAAAAAAGCAAATTAAGTTATGCTAAAGTAACAAAAGGTATTTTACAATATGATAAAAAAAATAACTTTATAAAGAAATGGAATACCATGACCGATTTGCAAATCGCAGGGTTTCATAACAGTTGTATTCTTAGAGTTTGTAAAGGTGAAAGAAAAACCCACAAAGGGTTTAAGTGGGCAAAAGAAATTTCGAATAAATAATAAAATAACAAATAACAATGAAAAATAAAAACAAATCATGGCGATATCAGTAACAGAAATATTAGGAACAGATTCCTTATCCGGATCAAGACTAGTAATTAATGATAACTTTAATATTCTTGCTAGCGAGATTAATGCAATGGAGGTTTATTTTAACCCAACAGCAGGTACTATAACTAATCTTAATGATGTTAAAACAGAATCATTAAGAGTAGGATTAAGTACAGTCTTGCTTGATATCAATGCAAACACATTTAATATATTGACACGTGTCAATATGAGTGGAAACCTTAATCTTAATGATTGTGGTTTATTTAGAAATGATATTGATCCACAGACATTAAACGATACTTTCGCTGGTCCTTCAATGACAATCGGAGTTGGTACTAGTAATGCAATTCCGCCGTACACTGTTGAAAGAGTCGGTAACGCATCAACTGGTACACTTACCGTTGAACTTAATGATGGCGCTATCGGTCAAGAGATATTTTTTGTATATTCTGTTGCATCTACTGGCGTAGTTGAAATTACAGGTGCAATTGATCCTATTATACTTGACGGTGGTACAAGCCCAGGTGCAAGCATACAATTAAATGCAAAAGGTCAATCTGTTCATTTACTTTGTATCGATGATGGTACAGGTAATGGTGATTGGTATGTAGTAGGTGGCGATGGATATACAATAGTATAATAAAAAGAAAACAGATGAAAAAGAATTACTATACATATTGTATAATAAACTTAGTGAACGATAAAAAATATATAGGTTCAAGAGAAACTATATTAAATCCTAGTGATGATTTAGGTAAACTTTATTTTTCAAGTTCATCAGATAAAGAATTTATAATTGACCAAAAAGAAAAGCCAAGTAATTATAAATATGATATTTTTAAAACCTTTACATCGCGAGAAGACGCTGATATACATGAATCTAATTTACATAATGAATATGAAGTAGATAAAAATCCAATATTCTATAATAGATCAAGACAAACAATAAATAAATTCCGATATGATCCTACTGGTACAAAATTATCGAGGGAAACTAAAGCAAAAATATCTGAATCATTAAAAGGGCGACTTGTTTCAAAAGAAACTAGACAAAAATTAAGAAATGCGAATTTAGGGAAGAAATTAACCGGAACTTGTAAACTTAAACTATCAGTAGCTCATATAGGAATGCTTCATTCAGAAGAGACAAAAAAGAAGATGTCAACATCTAGAAAAAACGTATCGGTAACTTTGCACCTTCATTTGGAATGAAACATAAGAGAAAGGAATGCCCTTACTGTAATAAAGACGTTAGTATAAATGTGTATAGTAGATTTCATAATGATAATTGTAAACAAAAGAATAGTATAGTATGACAACGCCCTTAATTAAAACACCACAAGCCGATGGAGGAACGTTTTACACGTTTTCTTCAGCAGCAAGAGACCTTTCAAAGACTCTAAATAATGAGAATCTTAGATTAGTCTTTTCTAAGTTTGTGCTTCTTAATATTCCAGATTTTGATAGATTAGATACTAACACATTTAGTAACTTTCAAAATTACATGCAGTTTGATACTATTGATGGTATGATTCAAAACGGTGGATTAAAGGGAGATCCTAACGTGAATTGGACTGAAAGTTTACAAAATTACGCGTTTAACTTAGAGGAATTAATTTTAAGTAATTCAGGTTATGACAATACTGCCCGTAGATCTGTTGCAGAGAGAGTGTTCTTCAAATGGTTAAAAGAAACTGGGGCAATTAGATTTAGGAAGGCAACTAATTTAGAAAGGAGTGGATTAGTAACAGGTGATGTTTATGTCGAAGAAGATGAAAAACCAACCGGGCCAACACAATATCGTAGGGTGGTCAAATACGTTGGTGATATTGATATTGTAAACAATGTTGATAGAGCTGGTGAAGCATATACTGAACTATATATCAATGTCCCTACAGAGGTAGGTAATACTCCTACTATCATCTTTGATACTATTTCTGATAATAACTATCAGCCTAGTCTAAAAATAATCGGAAATGATGAATATATCCAAGGAAGAGGTACTAATACTATCCACCCACAAGGTTTAGATATTTTTGCATTTTATGATTATGATCAACCGTTATTAGGAGATGGGCCTGCAGGTTACACAGATCCTACTGCAAATTGGATGGATGAACCAACACCACCAATTACAACTGATGCATATTTTACAGAGCCAATTACATTTGATGATTCTCTTAACGATGATATTAGAAAATATCCTGCTGACTATGGTAGTCCTGCTGGTTTTAGTGGAGTTGCATATAGAAGAAGTAGATTAGATGGTATTTCAGTTGACTTTAATCCTAATCATTATCAACAAATAGTACAAGACCCAACGGTTTCAACGATACAGCAATTCAATGGAACTGACCTTTCATCAACTTTTGAATTTAATACTGTTTTAGTTTATTACGATCTTGTTGATTCAAGTAATTCTGCTAATAATACAACAAACCTATATGGTTTGCTAATGTTAGATAATATTACACCAACAACTGATGGTGGGTTTATGCAGAGATACCCAAAACATAAACCAAATAGAGTAACAGGTCAAAACGGTAATAGTTATGGCTTTAAAATTAATTTAAGATTTGACGCATCGCCAGGTACATCTGGTGTTGATACTATAATCAATGACTATAACACATTTTCTATGGGACTGTTTGTTGACGCAACAACCCAATTACAAGAATCTGCCAAAATATTTCAAAGACAGCAAATAGAATTACGTTTACTTGAACAAAAAGTACAAGGTTTAGAAAATAGCATAAGTGTAGTAGGTACAGTTTCTTCATTACAGGATCAAATTAATAGTTTACAAAGACAGTTTGACAATGCATCGCTATCAATGGCAAACGGTACTACCCTATTGGATCTTATTGCAAAAAATGCTGATGAAATACAATCATTAGCCAATGGCAATATATCTACAACATTACAGTATAACACTGATGTACTAAGAGCAGGGCCTGGTATTGTATTAAATAAAAATACCCCAAATATAGTTAGAGTTGATATGATAACCCAACAGTATGAGTTTATGATACCTTTTGATGAAAATGGAAATGAGGTTAATTTTAACAATCCAGTTGATCTTAATGCAGCTACGCCAAATATATTTACATATTTGGTTCCATTCACTAACATGCTAAGAATCAATACAATTAATACCGCAAGTGGTGATTTATCAATATATGTTGATGATAGTTCAATTCAATGGAAAAAAGGACAAACTATAAGATTAACATTTAACAGTGATCTTGCTATAGGTTCATATAACATAAGAATCTTTACCGATTCTACAAATAGGCTTAACCAAGGAGTTTACGGCGTGACAATTGCTGCAATTCCAAATATAGAGATAAGCACTAAACCTATCATCGAGCTGGTATGCACAGAACAAGGCGTACTTAGTTTCGTATATGATATTATCAAATAAATAATAAAAGCATCTAAATAAATGGCCGAAAGTAATTCAATATCAACCCTTTTACCTGAGTTGTTGAGACTTTTTAATAACTCTCTTGAAAGTTTTGAAAAGGTTAATCAAGCAATAACATCCAACAGGGAGTCAGTTACCATCAATGTACAAAATGCGGATGGTACAAATTCGCGTGTTACTATCCCGTCATTTGGATTTCTAAAGAATTCAGTTGATCGTTTACAATCTAACGTTGATACCATTACAAATGTAGGTGGTGGTTCAAGTTCAATTAGATTAGCTGACGGTACTTTTAGAAAACTAGTATTGGCTAAACTGCCTACTGAGGCAGCAGACCTAACCTCCATTAACTCTGTTAATGAGTTTAGGATAAAACCAAATTGGTTCTTTGAAGAGCTCATTAATCCGCTTCTATACATTTCATTTGATTTAACAGATCAAGTGCCAATTGACACAGAACGAGCAATCATTCAAAGATACATATTGGATACTAATACACAGGCAAAAATTCAATTTTTTGAAAATAATTTTAATAGTAAGTCTGATATTAATTATTTTACATTTTTACAGCAAATTGTTGAAAGAAATATTTCATACGTACTAGATGAGGCTGTTGTAGACTTACCGCCAAGATCAAAAAGATATAATGGTAAATTTAGCGTTACGAGAATAACTAATATTGAATTTACAGAAGAACTTAATGGAGTTTCTGTTACTTCACAAAAGAAACAATATAAGCTTAGTAAGATTTTCTACACGGATTCGGATGCTGATTTTGATGATACAATACAATTAAAGGTTGGTGATAGTTTAGAGGTAATTTCTAATCCAATTGATACTAGGTACATTATTAAGAGTGTTGATTCAAGTACAAATACAGTTATTCTTGATATAGTAGAAGGAATTAAACCAATACAAATTGGAGCTGATATTTTAAAAATAGGATCTGCTATTGACGATAATGTACAGGTTGATGTAACGGTTGGATTTAATGAGAGATGTGTTACTTTCATTAAACCCATTGATCCTGATTCTAGAATACCATCTGTGAATTGGTCACCAGGTTCAGGTTTTTATACAAATGATTTAACAACAATATCTGAAACTGGTTCTTTACAGACTCTTGCTGAGTACTATCAGAGATATGCTATTGATTTTGGAAAGTTTTTATTATCATTTGCTGAAGATAAGATACCAACCAGTAGAGAAGGTCTTATACCTAACTCGCCTGGATTAACTGCTGTTGATTTTAAAGTTAAATTAGTTAACGGTCAGGTCACTAATGCAAATGCTGTTGTACAATTGCAAGATCTTAGCGGTCAGAAAAATACATTAGATTCCACATTAAAGGAACTTAATACTGCAATATCTCAGTATAGAACAAAAATACAAACAACAAATTACGCAACTAATGTTGAACGTAGTGCTGATAAAAATGCGTTACAAGGATTAATTACAGAAAGAAGTTCTCAAGCTGAATTATATTCATCTTTAGTAAAAGAAATAGACGCAAAGAGTAAAGATAATTCAGTTGCAAGTATTGCTCCTAAGTATAGAGCACGTGGGTTTTGGGCAATGCCACAGGAAAAATCTACACCTGCAACAGGTTTACAAGCAGTTGTAAAGTTTAAGGTAAGATATAGATATCTGTCACAGGATGGTGCCGCAAACCCAGTTGATCAATTTACCTTCGTTGATGGTGGATCTGAGAGCCAAGGTGCTTTTTCTAATTATGAAATTATAGAAAGTGTTTTAAGACCAAGATCTAAAAATGCTATCACAGGTCTATATGAATGGGCACCTATTAATAATGATAACGCAGATGCCGTTAACATTAATCAACTTGACTTGGCTATCAGAAAAGGTGAAATTTTAGAAGTACAGGTAAAATCTATATCAGAAGCAGGTTGGCCATCAAATCCACTGGAAAGTGAATGGTCTTCACCAGTAAGAATAGATTTTCCTGCAGATTTAAGTTCTGATAGTGTAGTTGAATCAATACTACAACAAAATAAACAGGATTTAGCTAAGGTTAGTTTACAAGAAACTCTTAATGCTAAAGGTATAGATGAACATTTAAGTAGCGCATTTGTAGCAAATGAAAAATATTATGCACATGGTGCTTCGGTAATAGCATCTGGGTTTTTATCAGAAAACCAAACACCAATTGATTTGTTTAGTAAGCTTGCAGAAATGCAAGCTAGATTAGATGAATTTACTGCAATTTTAAGTAATGCTGTTGGCGAGCTCGTAGTTACGTTAGTTGATGATCAAGGTAACGTCATAAAGCTTAATCGTAATTCTGTTACTAAAGTTTTTGCAGGATTTTATTTTAATGAAGTTAAAGCTTTAGATGATCCAAGAGGAGCTATCGTAAGTAAAACTTTCTTTATTAATGTTGCAAACAGTGAACAAACTGGTTTAAGATTAATATCAAGAATAGCTGGTTCTAGAACAAGAATGAGTAAACAATCAGAATCACCGGGCTATACAAACAGTGAAGCAGTAGATGGAACTGTTATTCTTCCTGCTACATATTCGTGGTTAGATAATAGTGAAACAAATCAGAGTGATGCAAGACCTACATACGTAGCAAATGATAGTGATTATAATACAATTAGAAAATATGATCTAAGTCCAATTTTATTAACTAACCCATCGGTTACATCTGCGAATAAATATGGCCAAACTATATCGTTATCACCTTATCAATCATCACAAAATAAAAATCAATTCATATATTCGAGATTTAAAGATGTTTCGGCTGAGGAGAGTTTTTATAACTACATAAATATAGATAGTGAGTATACCTTTAATTTAGATACTTGTGAAAATGGTTATTCAAAGAATAGCTTTTCGCCAACTGCTGTTAACGGTGAGTTTATATGGGGAGGCGGATTTGATTCATTAGGAAATCCTACAACTGCTGCTGTGTATGGAACAGGAGGTGATCAAACAATAGAGGTTCATGTAAATCACCCGTCATTAACTTCTTATGCTGCATACCGAAATGCTTATATATTATTAACAGGGGATTCAACTACATTGCCCCCTACATCAGTTAATACCGTAGACTGTACTGCGCCTACCGGTAACGGTACAGCTAGAGTAATGTTTAGACAATCAAAGTTTATATCTTTATTTTCAGATCAACTTAAAGGTAAACAGCAATCAATTTATTTAAACGAAAATCCTAACTTGCTTACCAATCTTGCTATTACCCCAATTAACTTTAGCAGTGGTCAAGTTTTAGAAGCTAGCCCTTCATTAATGTTTATATCAGCTTTAAGTGATTCATCAGATCCTAATTTTGTTAATTATTCAAGAAATGTTAAAACGTCATTTGAAATATTTGACCAATACTTGTTAGGTAAACATACATGTGGTTCGTATCTTTTTATATCGGCCGATGATCATCAGGTGATACAGGTTGACGGTGACTCTATTCAATCAGCTAAGATAATACAATTTGGTAGTTCTAATTCTATTAATGTGCCAATAGTTTTTCAATATAGAATGACTGATTATTATGGAATCGGTAGTGGATCTTCTGGTGGTGGTGGTAATGTCATTGGTGATTTAACTGGTGCTACTACTAATTTAACATATGCTAAGAAAGTAGGTTTTGATATTTGGACGAATGGTAATAATGTATATCAATATGACATTGAATTATTTGCTAAGTATAAATCAGATAATTTAAACATTGATGTATTTCCTGCTGCTACTGTTACTAAAGGTTTAGTTGACTTGGAAAAGGTTATAAGTACACTAAGACCAAGCATAAATCAAAACGCGGTTTCCGGTGGCGGTGGCGGGGGCAAAAAGGGTTATTCTATAACATATGATGTTGAATAATAATTAACTGTGCCATTTAATTATGAGCTTTTAATTTATTAACTGGCTTAGTGAATAAATAAAAAAAGTGAAAATTAAATGGCAGAGCCAATACTTGACAAAGCATCATATAGTGTAGTACGTACAAATCCTAAATTAACCGGTAATGTAAAACTTGTTACAAATGACACGGATTTATATCTAGAATCATTTAGTGCCAATACTTCACTTGCGTCCTCATCATTCAAAGCATTTAAAATTGATGGTAATTTAACATACGATCAGGACGTTTTTAAATTTTTTAAAAACGGTACATTTCCAGTTGACTTGGCCTATGAGTCATTCCAAGAATTCCAGGATATTGCTGTATTGCCATCGTATGGAAATCAATATGAAATGTTTTATTCAGCAGGTACTAGATCGTTATCGTCTGAGGTATATAGTGAAGATTTAGGAATATTAGCTCCAATTTGGTTAAACGAACAAATTCCTAATTATTTTGTAGTATTTAGAGTTGATAATCCACTATCTGTGAATAATATCAATACACTATTACCTAATAGTGGCGAAGGTTCTGCGCAGAGTTCTGAAGAATTTAATAAATTTATTTTACAAAACTGCACAGCAATAAAAACATTTGATTTAAGAGAAACTTCAAAGTTAGGTGGATATCTTAGAAGATATTACAATCACGAAGGGTTTCCTAAAGCTCCACTTACCGTTAGTTGGAGACAAGATGAACCTATCTTATGGAATGGAATATCATATCTTAAAGGTGGTTTTACATCGGGTGGAAATTATGCATATGATTCTTTAATTACTAAAGATGCTACCATATTACAAAATGAATATTTTTTTACACAAGGGTTTCAGAGAAACGGTATCCTATTGGCAAACTTAATTAACTTAGAGTTTTTATTTTCCGATATAAATGCAGATGAATATTCTATCAATCGATACTTTGGTCTATATGTTAATGAAATAGACGAAGGGTCATTTAAACTATCGGGATCAGGTTTTTATGAAAGTACGGAAAAAACGCAATTACCTAAAATAAAAACAATAACTGAAGTTTCACCACTATTAAACACACCTCTTAATATTACAAATAAAAATGGTATTGTTTTATACATAGATGAAACTTCAATAGATACTGTAACAGGAATTCCTACACCAAATAGAGTTAAAGAAGTTGAGTCTATTTTTTATGTAAGGGATAAGATTGATCAATTTCACACTATTAAAAAAGGATCAACATGGGGTAACAACCAAGTAAGATTATTTGACACTAAAATTGATATATCATCATTAACAGGATTTAATAAACCTGATACTTTTACAAATGCGCAAATTATAAATAAGGCTGGAAATTCTACTTCGTTTATTAAAATACTAAATGAAATACCGGACGGTGCAACAGTTACCTTTTTTGATGGTACTTTTATAACTGGACAAATCACTGCTAATGAATCATTGACTGCTGGTCCTGGTACTTATTTTGAAGGGTTTTTTAATCCAACAGGTACACCACAGGAAATTGCGATTGCTATAAATAAGGCAATAACATTTGGAATTCCTGAAGGAAATAGATTTTTTAATTCAACAATAAATAATGATACTGTTTATCTACGGTCAAGATTTAGTGGGACAAGATTTAATCGTTTGCGTTTTACTATTGATTATAATCAATATCCTGAGCTTGAACAAATTATCATTACATATCCTGAAACTAATGAATTATTAAGTAGTGCAGATTTTGTTGGTGGGACTGATAAGAAAAATACACTACTATTGATTGAACCAGGCGATCAAGATAGATTTACAAAAGGTGACTATCTTAAAGCCAAAAATGGATTTGTTACAATTTTAGATTGGATACCTTATTTAGATGAACCAATTTTGAGTGGAAATGGTACACAGACTGGGTATCGTAATATAGATAGATACATAATTATTACAACATCAGACGATCAAATAAATGTGACAAGATCTGGTCAGGTTGCTCTATTTTCTGATTATTCTCCAGCTTTTGGTAGATTTTCATTTTATCCTATTAGAGATTTTGATTTTGACTTCTATAGTGATCTATATAGTCAATTAGGTGAATTAAGGTTTGAAGATATTGAATATAATAATACTGATTTGTCAGGTACTGGCAGTTGGCCAGATATCAAAATTTTTTATGATGAAGGTGGCTTTTCAAATTTAATTGGATTACTTAAAGATTCAGATCCTGACATATCATATGACATCGATATATCATCAGAGTATCAAAGATTAGAAGAAAACTTCTTAAAGGAACAGGCTGTTGCATCTAGAATTATACCTTATATTAATAAATGGGTTTGGTATGATGGTGGAACAGATGTTAGGAATAATCCATATAGACTTAATTTAAGTCTTGCATTTGGTACAAATAATTTTGCACCATCTAAATGGAATAGTGGAAGATCTCCTGAAGGATTTAGCCATGAGTGGTATTACTTATGTAAATTTCCTTCATATTTTGATGCAGCTGCAATAGAAAGCTCATGGAGTTATTTTGAAAATAAACCTGATGATAACATAGAAGCAAATCCGATATTTGATATAGAATTTATACCAGGTACATTTCAGCGTACTGATAAAAATTTATTTAATGAATATTTCATAACAGATAGATTTAACCAAAATGGAGATATTACACTAATAAATCGTCAACTTAGATATGGTAGATTTACAGGTGGAAATAAACAAAACTTCGCAGAAGCATTCTTAAGAGGTGTTAGAATAATTGCAAAAACAAAATCATCAGGTACCGAAAAGGCTAATTTTAATGCAAAGAAATTATCATACATATCAAACGGTGCATTTAATGATTATAAGTTTTCTGTAATGGTCGTACCTAATGAACCAGATAAACCAAAAAATCAAATTAAGATTATAAAAAATGATAAGTGGAAAACTGTTGTAATGTTAATCTTTATTTCTTTTGATAATAATTGCCTAAACCCAACCAGTGATTCTGTTGATAGAACTTCTTTATATTCAATAAATAGTGAAATTCAAACTTCTACTGGATGCTCACCAGCAAATCCTATACAATATGAAGATTCTATCATGCAAGGCGCGATTAATTTTCTATCATCTAGCTGGTCTCCTGTTGCTGCGCAATGGCTAATACAAGGTACCACTGATACAAACGGTAACCCAACATCATTTTTTAGGGATATCACGGTTGGTGCTAACGGTCAATATAATTATATTGAATTTAATGTAGCTGGGAATAATTATAAAATAGATGGAATATCTAGGATATTATCATCAGATCAATTATATGCATCATCGATTACAATTAACGGTTACACAATAACACTACCTAAGCCTTCACCGGGTGCATTTGCTCTTAAGGGTGCAACATATTTAATTAGTGGTGGTGGTTTTAATGGATATTCTCCTACATTAGATGCTATTAGTTTTTCTAATATTTTTAATGATGTTAATGAAGGTAACCCTAGTATTGTTTACGAAACTATAAATGAATTAGGTGAGCAAGTAAGAAACACGGATGGTAGTCTTTCTCAAACATTTTCAATTGAATTAAGAGCACAAGATGATATTCTTAAATCAAGTTACATTGGTATTTTACCAGATCCTAATAAACCAACCATATTTAATCTATCGGATGTCATAGGTTATGACCTATCATTACAGACTAAACCTAGAATTAATCCAATAGCGAGACATTCCGGTTGGTATAAGCCATTAGCAAAAGATATAATCTTTTTTAGAGATCCTTATGCTAATGTAAATTTTAACGACGGTTATTATACAGGATCAACCGGTACTGGTACAACAGGCACAGGTAATCCACAAAATGATGAACTATATAAATTTAACGTTTTTAATTTATGTAGATTTAAAAATTCACAATTTTATAGTAATCATAATGATTTTGGTATTCTTAAGAATTATTTTTATCATAAAGTCAATCAAGAAGACCCATCTACTGTGTTAGAATTATCAACAGATCGTGCATTTTTAAGTCTATACCCATTAATTAATGAAGTTGGTATAGATTATAAAGATTATTATGTTTTTTCTTCTAATTGGGAACCTGGATATTTTACAAAAAGTATTGATAAATTCAAAGTACAATCTATCATAGGAACGCGCTCAATGTTGGAAAAACCTGCATTTTTTGCATCTAAGTATTTAAAAGTACCGCAGCAAATTACATTGGAAACTTTTATACCAGCGCCTTTATTTAAAGATGCAATCAAAGATCCTAGCTTAACTAGTGGTACATTTATGTATAATGACACCCCTAGTTATGTTGAATTTTATTTACTAATACAAAAAAGATTAACTGAGTATCTGTTTCAATTTGTAAAAGATTCATTTGAAAAATATGTTAACCCTGAATTTGGATTTGGTGATGTTACTACATTAAATGATGATGTAACAAATTATATCGAACAAAATGTGTTAAGTTTATATAAGATTGGTTCTATTGATTTTTATGTAAAAGAAAGTAGAGAGAAGAAAGAACCTACTTATAGTACTGCCGAATTAACCAATAGTGAAAAAATTGAAACAGGTCTTAAGATAGATCAAAATATATCTACAAAAACCCTTAATACAAATCTATTTGATTTAAGGCTAATATATAATAAAAGGGCTGGGTTTTCTAATTCATACGGATTTAGTATAACCATCATTAAAAAATAAAGTATAGCATGCCAATCGTAATACAAGACCTAATAGCAGCTGATACAGTTTCACAAGCAGTTGATAAGATTAATTTTAATTTTGATCAACTCATATTAAACGGAGGTGGACCAGCAGGTCCTGCTGGTCCTGTTGGTCCAACGGGCCCTGTGGGTGGGCGTGGTAATAGGGGTGCAACCTGGTATAAAGATAATATCATAACACCAGGATCCAATCCTAACTCTCTTATTATCATAGGAGTAAATGAAGATGATTATTTTTTACGAAGTAATGGTCAGGTGTGGCAATATAATGGAGCGGTTTGGGTTCAAACTGTAGTGGACCTGTTAGGACCACAGGGTTTACCTGGAGCTGCTAGTGGATTTAGTTATGCAGGAGGATTTCCAGGTGGTGCAAGTATAAATAACCAAAATGCAGCATATCTAGTTCCAATGTCATCTGGTTTAAATGGTGGTGCTGCACAAAATACAAATCAAGGAATATCATCCGTGTTATTTGGAGCGGTTGCATCTAATGCACCAGCTCCTGCTGGAATTAATTTTACTAGTGCATTTCAAATACCAGACGCAATAACAAAATCATTAGATGCAAGTGTATTAACCATGTTAATACATCAAAAAGATTCAGCATCGTCTTCTATAAGATTTATGGGAGGTGGTGTTGCCCCAACTGATAAATATGAACAAGCTGTATTAACTGATTTATCTAATATAACGTTAGGAATAGATGATTCTTTTGACATCAATGTACCTAAAGCAGCAACATCACCAGGTGCACTATCAGACCTGATTGGATTTAATCTAAACACATTAAGAAAAGGTCAGCAGTTTTATTCAGGTAAGCAGATTATAATGATATCTGGTGCCGATGGAGCGTATAGTGGTTTATCCAGTGAAATTTCTGATATCAGTTTTATGATTAATACTAGTAATCCATCATTACCAGCAAAATTTGTAGTTTCAACTACAGTTTCATCTGCGACTTCATTATTTGAAATAGGTGGTAGTATTACTATACCAACATCTACGAATAAGACGGGTAAGGTACTAATTGAAACTGGAGAAATTGGATTAGTTGGAGCAACAAATATATCTTTAAGAAGATCAACTTCACAGTTTATTAGTCTCTCAGTTGCTGGTGTTATACTAAATGATCAAAGCACAATTTTAAACGAAATCACAGGTACAGGTAACACTGTATTAGTTCAATACGGTGCAGGTATTACTATACCAACATCCACAACTAAGACTGGTAAGGCTCTAATTGAAACTGGAGAAATTGGATTAGTTGCAAATTCAATTAAATTAAATAGAGGAGCAGTTGATTTTATAAATATTACTGGAGCGGGTACTGTTATCAATAATAGTAGTTTAATAACAATACAAACTACAACGCCAAGCACTTTTACAGGAAGAATTGTAATAGGTGCAGTACAATCTGTACCAATCACATCTGATAAATTAGGATCAATATTAATTGATGCAACTGATATTAATTTACTAGGAAATCAAAATATAAAAATAGGACGAAGTTCTACACAATTTATTAACATATCACCAAGTGGTATTAACATAGTAGGAACCACGAGTGGGATTAAACTTACTGGTCAAGTTATGTTAGTAACTCAACCTACTACAGTATCTGGTACGAATCAGTTATTAGTTAGAGATGATGTAACTGGTGAAGTTATGGTAGCGCCAGGAAATCCAGGCATGCCCGTTGGTGCTATTATAATGTGGAGCGGTGGGCAATTGCCAACCGGCTGGTATTTATGCAATGGGGCTGTGATTGGTACCACGATTACCCCTGATCTTAGAGGTAGATTTATAGTTGGGCAGGATCCACAATCGTCTCCACAGCCATTTTCATCCACGGACTACGCTATTATTGGAGCTACAGGTGGACTAAAGGACGTTACATTAGATCTAACTCAGATGCCTGTACATAGTCATGCATTCCCAGGTGATGATCAGCTATCATTAGGTAATGGTGCTGGTACTCCTCCTTATACATGGGCTGCTAGGGCTAATATTGCTTTTGCTTATGATGTAAGTTCCAAGGGTAGCGGCAACGGTAAAATATGGCTGACATCAGACAGTGGTGGATTTGGAGGGTCCGGGTCCGGGACCCCTCCAGCAATTACACAAGCACACGAAAACCGACCACCATACTATGTATTAGCATTTATTATATACCTTGGAGTTTAATTAAAAATAGATATGAACACAAAAGAAAAAAAAGAACTTAAAGAATTTGTAGACTGTTACAAGGAAATTGAAACGTCTATTGAATTAATGCAAAAAAGTATCGAAAGTTTAGCTGAAAAGAGGGATAACCTGTTTGATGAATTAGATACACTAAAAGTAAAAGAAGAAGGGTTTATGAATCGCTTAATTGAAAAATACGGAGCGTCAGAAATAACACCATTTAAGCTTTTACAAATATATCAAGAAGAACGATGATTATATTAAAAAAAGTGTTATCGTTTATCACAAGTCCTAAAAATGGAAGATTAATAACAATGATCATTCTTGTGGTTTTAGCTATTCTATTATTTAGACAGTGCGAACAGACCAAAAAGGCTGAATGGGAAACTACCAGGATCAACAATAATTGGAAAGTCAGTCAAGACACTATTCGCAATTATATAGACAAGAATGAAAATTCGGCTGCCGAAATAAGAGCACTTACTTTAACACTGGATGAAGCTAAAGAATCTTTGGATTTTGAAAAAGGAAGACCGCCTGTTACTGTCATTAAATATGAAACACAAATAGTTGAAAAAATAACAGATGTAAAAGTAGCCTCCATTGATACCATAATAGGTAATTATAACTCAGCTGCGGTTATTGCGTCTGAGGACTCTTGGGGTAAAAGTTCAAGAAAGATTAAAGGAATATTGCCTTATTCATTTGCCGATGGTAAAACAACGTTTGGGAATGCTACTATTGATCTAGAACAAAACATTTTCTTAAATGCAACCATTTTGCGAGATAAAAAGACAAAAGAAGTTTTTGTTAATCTATCAACAGACTATCCTGGTACTAAATTTAACAGTGCACAGGGTATAATGATTGATCAAAGTAGTGAGGGTTTTAGAGATCTCAAATTACAAAATAGAAAATTAATGGGCTTAGGTTTACATATAGGAGTAGGTATCACTGGTACTGGTATAGGACCGTATGTTGGTGTAGGATTAAATTACACACCAAAGCTTTTGCAATGGTAAATAAATAAATTGAATGGAATCATCTAAGTTTATACAATTATCAGAAGGTATATTGGTTGAGTATGTATATACCAACCAGGCTGACCCTACTGAATATAATACATTGTCATTTCCGGTTGAAATTTTAAGAAACGGTTATACGGGAGGTTCTTATATGTTTAACACAGACTCTGTTTCAGGTACGATAGGAAATTATAGGGATATATCAGCTATACCTATTAATACAGCAAAGAATAGATATGTATATTTAGATACCAGTGTAGGTATGCCTTATAACGACTTTGATCCTAACTTAACACCATCTGATAATTTAATCCAAACGTTTTCGCCTGATATTAATATTGAATATGATAGAGTAAGAATTCATTTTGTAGCCGGGTTTTCATTCCAGGACTTTGATGGAATTATTTTTGATATAACTGTACCTAGACGTGACGGTAAAGATATTGTATTATCTTCAATTAATTTCTTAAAAACAGATACACCAGTATTTAATCCAGATCCACTTTTAATTGCAGATAAGCTTTATTCAACATACATTGAATGGAGAATACCTGCTCTATATTATATGAATGCTGGTTTTTCTACCAGTAATTCAAATACTTTAGCATACAAATTAACTGAAGGTCAAGGTTTTATTGGGACCCCGTATTTAACAATACGCGCAGTAGGTATTTTAACGACAACTGTAACCAACAGTTACAATTTCTATGAAATAAAGGAGATCAATGCAACAACTATACTAAATAGAGATATTTATGATAACTTATTCGCGAGTGTAGTTGAGTCAGCTGTTGGTGATTATTTTGAAATAACCGGGCTTGTTAGTGGATCTTCATTATCTAACTTTATCGCCCAATTAAATTCGGCTGGTGGCAATTATGTAATTTTTCATGAAATTACATTAAGCGAACAGATAGGAACAAATTTCGTACAGACAAGTAATCAAATAGTATCACAAACTACTGATTTTGATGATCCTATTCTATATAGACCAATAGTATTGAATAGTTCAATTGCAGTTTCATTTGCAATCAATTATGTTCTTAGACTATATAATAGAAGTGACAATACTCAAATTATTAAAAATGCAAGACTAACTTCATTTGATGTTAATAAATATGGTAGACGATTGATGAAGATTAATCTTGGAGTCGTACCTACAGTTGCAAATGTAGTGAATCAAATAGATCCTAAAGACGGTAGAAACATTATAGTTTCAACAGGTTCTTCATTAGGATCCCGTAGTGGTCAATCATCAGAGCAGCATGTTGCACAATTAGTTATTAAAACTAAATACGTAACTTCATTTAGAGATAGACTTAACATTAAAGCAGCTATATCACCTGCTAAAATACAAAACGTAACAGAATAAGATGGAGATACTTACCGATATAGCAATTTCAGAAAAGGAATCACAGATTTATAAAAAATTTAAAAATTTATCTGTCAATGAAGCACCTAGACCACAAGGCGAAGGGACTATAAGAATATCGCCATTTGATGATTATTTTATATTTACATTATATGATGAAATTGATGGTGTTGATTCACCTATAGATTTAAGTAATGTTGGAACAATTTATATAGTGTTCATTGGTAAAAACAATGAAATAAGAATCCCTAATTATACTAATGTACAAGATATCAACATGTCGACTGGGCAAGTTCTATTTAGAAT